GTGAATCGTATGATCAAAAACATACTGTCCGGCATTGGCTCCGTCCTGGTTCTTTGCCCAACCAGTGGCTACAGCCACTACAAAGGCAACGGTATTGACCTCAATCGGAGCGATTTTGAGGCTCTACAGGCTGATGTCAAAGCTATCGGCGATGACTTCTATAAAGCAGCAGATCACGGACGACAGCATGCAGCCGAAGCGAAAAAAGCCACAAGCGAATGCCGTTAAACCCCATCCAGATGTAAGGGAGGGCCTTGTGGAACGCGAGTCGAAGCCTGAAGGCAATGCGAAAAACATTGTCGCCACTTCGTTCCAAGGGCCCCTTCCACCCCCTAGCCTATTAAGGGACTACGACGATGTTGTGCCAGGATTGGCCGCAAAGATCGTTGAATGGACCACATCGCAAACGGCACACAGACAGTTGATGGAAGAGCGATCAATCGGCATCGATGAGAAGCTCTCCACATGGTATGTGGCTGAGATCATGATCGGCCTACTGCTTGGCTTTTTGATTGCCGTTTCCGTAATCCTTGCGGTCATCTACCTAGCTATGAACGGAAAAGAAATTGCAGCAGGAGCTTTAGGTACGATCGGCTTTGGCAGCATGGTCGCGGCATTCATTACCGGTCGCCGGAAACGTACTGCTAGTGAAGCCACTGACAAGCAAGAAAAAAAGAAAGCTAAATAGCCGCAGGATCTCTCGCTGAGCTGTGAAAACTCTTGATATGGCTCAGGGCACCGCTAGTGCCCACTCTGCGGGCCTTTAGCCGTATCTGGATGCCTGGCAATAACGTCACTATGCAGAGCTTTGAAGAAGCTTTCGAACTCAAAAAAGACGCATAATTCCGCTTTTTTCTGCTTTTGCCCCTCTAAATCAAGGCTTTCAGCTAGTCGCAAGCGGCACGGTTGAACAGTGATCATTTGAAACCTCCTCGCACTTCTCTTCAAAACTTTGCAATCTGTGAAATTGCCAATCGCCTGCCAGGCCCCGCAGTCCGCCTGGGCTACGGGTTCGTTTGCACTGCGTCCGGCTTTGCACAAAAAAAGGACGCAAACCCCGTCGGCGGGAGGGGGATAAGTGCTTTTTCATCCAATTTTTTCTCGCCCGCCTTGATTTTGAGATTGCCGCCCCCCGCACTTCGTCGGATCACCGACAAGCCAGTCAAATCCGGCAATATACTGTTTACATATACAGTATCCACGTAAGCGAACAGAGGCGAGTCGATGATGGGTGCAAGTGACTTCACACAGACAGGAGCGACCGCCTCCTGGCATCAGTTGCTACGTGATGAGGCGGCGTTGCTGCGCCAACCAGGGGCGCACCATAAAAAGCTACTTGATGGGGCTCACGCACTGCATCGGGCAGAGCTGATTGATCGTTATGATCTGGCCGATCTCCTTGAGCAAGCGGATGGGGCATTGGCGTACGCCGTGGAAGCGCTTCTGGATGAACCACACGGCCAATAGGCGGAGACTTCTCATGCATATGCTCATCACGCCCATGCGCTGCAAGGGGGTGGCTTTGGACTCGCAAGAAAGAAGACGCTATCCAGCGATCAGGGGTGACGTACTTGTGACCCCTGAAAAGAGCGAAGAACTGGGGCGAAGCTCAAACGTAGCGAGAATCAGCAAGGGATGGCCGATGGAGGCAGCTCCCCTGCCTCGATTGCTGGACGCGACCTTATCGGGCATGGCACCGACGGGATTCGTGTTGAGCGGGATTGAATACGTTGACGGTTGCGCTTATGCGCAGTCCTGGTGGTGCAGACAAGCGTAGCTAAGTTCCCATTTGAGCATGCCAAACCCTTCCCTTATTTCCATGGCACAATGGCATCGCCCTCCACGGAGGTTTCGCGGAGGGATCCATTAGCTATAGGGAGGGAATGTCCTGAAAAAATTTGCATTTGTAAGTGAAGCGGCAACGCGTGAATACAAAGATCTACCCGAATGGGTTCAAGACGAATTCGGTAAAGATCTGAGGCGCATTCAGTATGGCGGGGAACCGGAGCTTGCTATCAAGCATTTATCGGAAACGGTAGGTACTGGGGCAGTAGAGCTGATCATCAACGGAAGTCCAGCGTATCGATGCGTCTACATCGTGAAGTACCTGGATGTTGTGTTTGTGCTTCACTCGTTCGTGAAGACCACAAACACTACTGACCAAAAAGCGATGAAAGTGGCAGAGCAACGCCTTAAAGACCTCAAGATTGAGCTCCGAAAGGAAGGCGTCAACTGCTAAAACGTTGAGATATCACGATCTTCGCTTCATCCCCAGCCACTTCACTTGGCAGGGTGAAATTGATGCGAAAGCCCAGTTTATCGAGCATGTCCATCATCGCATCGATCGTGAACTTCTCGATTTTGCCCGTAGCCAATTCGGATACGCGGGATTGAGCGATGTTTAGCTTTTCTGCGGCCTCACTCTGTTTGAGGCCCATTTTTTTGATGCAATCGGTGATGAAGATGGACAAGTCCATTTTTACAGCCATTTTGCTGGCCACTTCAGCTTCGTACGTTGCGTGGAACGGGCTATCAAAGAATTGAATTGCCATTTTTCCTTTACCCTCGCATTCGCGATTTATCTATAATTTTCGATAAACCGATTATGCCATTCATCAAATTTGATGCAATCGTTATTTATGATTCGCGATCAACGGTGACGTCTTCGGTTCGTAAATGCTGCGTTTATCGCCCTTTCAATCGGCGCTTTTAGCGGGGTTTATGCAGCGGTTACCGCCTTGAGGGTTTGGCTTAATAGCGTGGCTTTCGTAGCATCTGCCGTGAATGCCGAAGCATTGCTAGGCGGTGGTGTAGGGCCATGTGTATGGCTCGCAAGTTGCGTGTTCATCTCCTGCACCAGGTCGAGCAAATCACACAGCACCTGCAGCACGTTCACCCCCTCGGACCCCAACCAGGTCTTGGGCGCGACCAGTCTCTGACTGACCGCCGCCACGCTCTTACGCAGCCCTTGAATCCTTTCCTCCATGTCGCCGCCAACCGTGGCGTTGTGCTTCTGCCCCACCACCAGATTCAAGTCCCGCCCGGTCGCCTGGTGCAAGTCATCCACCGCCGCCAGGCTCGCAGATCCTCCCGACAACAGCTTGAGCGCGCCCAGGGCTTCAAGGGTCTTGGTACCCCCTACCGACTCGGTTGAATGATCGTCCACGGTCCTGGTGTGGCTCTGGTACCGCTCGGTGTTGCCCATTGCCTCCACTTCCCGCTCGATCGCCTTGTCCAGGATCTTGCCATCAGTCTGGCGCAGCCAGTTGCCGTCCGCGTCGACACGCTGTTGACAGGCCTCGCTGTGCTGCCACACCTGGTCACCCTTCGGGACGCTGGGCATGCTCAGGCCGTGGGGCAGGATCGTTTGAATATAGGGCTTGTGCGGCAAGCCGTAGGCAAAGCACACCACCACTTGGGTGCCTTCCTCGGGGAACGCATAGATGCCCATTTCCTCGCCACCGGTGGGCAGCGGCAACGGCACGCCGGCAAGGATCGGCAGCTTGGTGTCTGGCTCGCCGTCCGGCCCCATGACCTCGATGTCGACCGCGTAGCGTGGCCGGAAGTCGTCGCAGATCCCGGCGCCGGCGGGCGCGTCGGCCACGGCGACAACCCGGGCAAAGCGTGGCAGGTGATAACCACCGGTGAGTTCGGGGAATTGTCGTTCTACGCTGCGGCGGATTGCGTCGTCCATCGGATGGCCATTTGGTTGTCGATGAGCGCGACACTGGTGATGCGCTCGCCGTGGTTGATCGTTGCACCTGGTCGCAACCCGGGAAGGGCCGCAATCATCGCGCTCTGGTTGCCCTGGTAGTCGTCGAACAGCTCCACCGGCAGCTGCAGCGGCGTGCGAACGCCAAAAAAGCTGTCGGCCCAACTGCCCACAAACACTTCCCCATCACCCTGCTGCTGCCAGATGAAGTCGGGGATGTTGAAAACCCAGGCCAGGCTGTCCATGGCTTGATAGCCGGCAGCCAGGCTGTAGAAAAATGGCGCCTTGACGCTGGCATACGGCTGTTCCGGGACGCGGAAGCGCAAACCGGTGTGCCTGCCGATCTCGACCAGGACGGCGCGCAGGTCGACGTGACGCAGGTTCAGCGGCAGCGGGTTGGCCAGGATCGCGGCCAGTTCGCGGCAGAACAGCACCTGCTGGTTGCTGCTGGCCGTGCTGCTGCGCTCGACGTAGCCAATGAAGTGTCGCTGCAGCGTGCTGCTGTTGTAGCCGATATCCAGAGTCACCAGCCCCTTGACCGGCGCCGAAGCCTGGATAGTGAACGTCGCCCGGCCTGGACTCTTCGCATCCAGCCGGACTTCGTTTTTGACCAGGACGTAAGGCGTCCCGCTGATGGTCAATTCCTTATGCAGCTTCATGCCTTGGGACTCCCGCCTAGCCAGGTATCCACCTTTTTCAGCGTGGCTTCAAAGCCGGTCAGTTCTTCGGGGCCATCAGGTGTATCGCCGCCGGTACCGCCGACCGCGCTGCCCGGGCCAGACTGCGTCGTCACCGCGTTGCCCGATCGACGCCCTTCCACTTTCTCCGGGTTAGAGAGCTTTTCCGTCAGGGTGAACTGGATCAGCCAGCCACGCAGGTTGTCGTCTTCCCGGGCGCTCACGCCTTCGGTGAAAGTCACCTGGCGCATGCCGAACGCAGCGGCGGTGTCGTTGACGATGCGGTAAGTCTTCAGTTGGCCACCGCCCTCCGTCGCTTCCACCAGGCGCATCAGGTCACGCAATTGCACCTGGTCAACGAAGGGAATCATCAGGCTGACAGTCAGGGTCTTGGGCTTGAAGCCTTTGTGTCCCTTGTCGGTGTTGCTGGTCTGCCCCGACAGGTCGTCGCTCTCGATGCGCAGATTGCCGGTGACCTTGAGGTTTTTGCCGCGTACCTCTTGGCCGTCGAGTAGCAGCGTCATAGGCCCACCAGTTCACGGACAAAGCTCAACCCCTGCTCAGATCCCACCAGTAAGGCGCCGGCGCACAACACCCACTCATGCCCCGGGGCGTCGCCGGCCAGCAGCTGGCGGCGAAGCTCGGTAGCGTTGCCCGGGCCGATCAGCCGTGCGCACATGCTGCTGTCAGGGATGACATCAGCCAGCAGGGCTTTCAGGTCAGCCAACTGCTGGTCACGACCCTGCTGCTGGGCGGCTTTACGGTTGGCCAGGGCCGAGAGGTCGGCCATGGGCGAACTGTCGGCGGCGTAGCTCTCCAGGACGGCGATCTGTCCGGCCATGGATTGCTGCGCAGCCTTAACCACTGTGCAGCGCTCCAGGGGCAGATCCTGCCACCGGGGCAACGCGCCGGCGGTGGGGATCTCCCACTTTTCCGTCTCCAGCTTGGACAGGTGCCGCGCTCGGCGCTCGGCCCGCACCAGGTCAGGCATCGGCAGCAAGGCATTGAAACGCGACAGGCTCCCGGCCAACTGATCAAAGCGAGTGGCCAGGAACATCAGGCATAGAGCGTGCTGCTGGCCATCGGGCCGGCCTGTGTCGCTCACGTCCACCAGTTTGCCGGCCAGCTGCTGCAGCAAGTTCGGTGCAGACAGGAAACGCTGGTAGCCGCGGCCCTGCCCGATACCGCTTTGAAACGGTGTCACCACCAGGCACGCCGGAGCCTCGCCCATTTGATTGGCGAGCGCGGTACGACCTGCAGCGATCGCGCCCTGGGCGGCACCGCCGACCGGCCCCGGGTTGGTGCTGGTCTTGTCATTCAGGTCTGCCAGGCGTTTGGCCGTGCTGGCCAGCTCGCCACCGGCCAGGCCCTGGGCCTCTGACAGCTGATCCATCCATTGAGTGGCCTGGTCTGGCCAACGCATAGTCACCGGTGCCCAGATCATGATGCGACCGCCAACTGCTCGGCCAGCCAAATGGGTTCGGCTGGCCGGCGGGCCACCTTGGGGAAAAACTTGGACTCGGGCCAGTCACGCAGTGCACGCCGGTACACCAACAGTTCCGAAAATTGCGCGTCGGTCAGCACCGTTTCAAGGTTCATTTCCCGATCGTCCCGGTGGCGGGCCACCAGCCATTCATTGCGGCCCAGCTCCGCATCGCGCCACCTACGCTCGTTGGCACTCAGCGCTTGAGGGTCGACTGACATAGGCACCAGGTAAGGCTCCCCATTTTTCAACGCCAACTGCAGACCTTGCGAAGGGCCGGCAATCAAGTGTGCGTGCAGGTCGTCGGCAATCTCAAACGCATCAAGGGGAATGGCCGTGCTGATCTCGGAGTCATAAAAACCCATGGTCGAGGGACTGAATAATTTGCTCATGTCTGCGCCTTATATGCCCACAGCGAACCAGGTGTAGCCGCTGTCAGATCCAATATTGGTGAGGTTGAAGTCCTGTCGGTAAGCGGTAAAACCGGTGACGGTTTTGCTTACGACCTGATAGCCAGAGTCGGCGTCGGGTGTTGTACGCTCGTTGTTCACCGACGTGATCACGCCAAAACACACGCCGTTGAACGCCACGTCGAAAGGCACCGAGTGAGCCACTGCAGGCTTTGCGGCTACAGAGCCCCACTGGACCATAAAACCGGTCGTGCCACATCGCCACCGGCCCGTCGCTGCCAGGTTCGCGGTGTTCTTCGGGGCATTGGCGCCGTGCCAAAGCGGGTTGCCATTCCATAGCAACTCCCCAGCCGCGTTCATCGACAGACCGCCCGCTACAACATCTTTCCAATGAAACGAGATGCGTGGCCCGTACTCAGGTGCTTGGCGGGTGTTGCCGACCGCCTCGGCTTCACGGATCGACATCGCGCCGTGCCAATAAGCGCTCCCGGCCTCGGGTGCGTACAGCTCCGGGCGTTTGTTGGTTAGGCCGGTGGGGATGGCATTGACGATGCCGTAACCTTCCAGGCTGTTGGAGACATTGGCCTTGGTGTCAGGGTTGAAATTGCCGGTGTGCCACAGCTCGCGCGTTTTGGTCCACTGGCCGGCATTGGTGACGGACCGAACCAATATCCGCACATCCGCACCACCCTGCTGGAAACCCAATTGGCCGCTGTATGACGAATTGCCGTAAGGGACGTTGATCAGGCCGACAGCCTGGGCAAACGTCGTGGTGCCTTCGCCGAAGTAGTGAAAACCACCTGGTAGGCCTCGGTTATCAATCGGGGATGCCGGCGCTACGTTTGAACCCAGGCCGTAGTCACCTTTTTTGATGGCGTCGGTGATGCCATAGCCTTCCAGGGTGGTCGCTTTATCGGCCTTGGTGGCTGGGTTGAAATTGCCGTCATGCCACAGTGCCTGGGCGTTCCAACACAGTGCACCGTTGGCATTCATTGCCAACTCACCCGCGACCGTTTCCTTCCAGTGAAAGACCATACGAGGGGCGTAGGCGAAAGTTTTCTGAGAGGGCCCCGCCAATTTCGCTTCGCGTATCTCCAAGGCACCATGCCAATAGTTCTGCCCTGGTTCTGCCGAGTAGAGAACAGGGCGTTTGTCGGTGGCGCCCGTAGGAATGGCATTTGTAATGCCGTAGCCATCTAACGTGGTTGGCTTGCCGCTGACGATCTTTGTCCAATCCAGCCCGGGGATGTCCTGGGCAGCCAGTGTGCCGCCGTCAATGACAATGCCTTTGCTGGTAACAGCGACCTTTGTGTAAACCCCATTGCGTACACCACTGTCGGCCAACGTCAGAAAAATATCTGCGTCGCTGCCACCGTCAAACGTCGTACTACCAACGCCGGCGCCGCTGATCGCAAGCGTGCGTGCCGTTTCCAGTCGCTTTGCCTTTCCCGCTGGGGTGTCGCCGCTAACCAGCTTGTCGATCGCCTGCTGCAGAACCTTGCGCACCGCGTTAACGGCTTTGGTGGTGGCCAGAATAAAACTGCTGTTGGTCGTATCGTCATCGCTGATCGCGTTGGGCAGGTTGCCCAGCTCAACATCTTCTTTTGTAGTAGCCCGGGCACGCAGTTGTGGGTAGTCGCCGGCACGGGCGGCAAGGTGCTGGATCAACGGCCCGTCGATGGGTTCCCCTGCTCGCGCATCGGTGATAGTCGAGCTGGTCAGTTCCGCCAAGGGCACGCAGTAATGCCGGGTGCCGGCGGTATCGATGTAATCGACTGGGTTGGCATCAAAACCGACTTTCCAGCCGGCCACCACGTCGTTGAGTTCCCGCCGTAGCGACACATGCAGCCAAACCGGTGTGGGAAGTCTTGGCAGAGTGATCGGAAAAGCACTGTTCAACTCAACGCGGATACCTTCCACGTAGGCCAATCCCGGCTTGAGCTGATAACCACTGGCAACCTTTTCAACCTGCAGCGCAGGACCAAAAAAGCAGGCACGGCCAAACACATCTCGGTTGCTCAGGCGTTCGCGCTCGTCGATACCCTTGAGGCGAATCGTGAAGTCATGCTGCCAGGTGCTGGCGTCGATGGTGATCCCGGTCAGTGCCTGGGCGCCGTCGAACACCACCAGGATGTTGCGGGTAACGTTGTTGCCCAACTGCATCGGCGGAATGTTCTTACGCTTTTGCTGCAGCGGCACGTAAGCGACGGCAAACAACACGTTCTCAGCGGTTTCAAGGCCGATCCAGTTCCAATCAAAGTCCCCGATATCGCTGCCCAACATGGCGCTGTACACCACCTGGTTGGGGTTCACAAAACCGCTGTTCTGTTTTGGGATGGTGTAGCTATGGACGATCTGCGCCGCCGGCGGCTTCACGGCTGCGCGGTCAACGGGTGCGTTCGGGTCCAAGCCTGGAACGTTGGCAAAAATAAAGCGTGCCACTTCCAGCCGCTGCTGTGATCCCAGTTTTTGAGCGATCAGGCTTTCACCTGCAAGGGTAATACGGGCTCCCATGGGGGCTCCTACAGGCTGGCAATCAGCGTTTGCTGATCGTCGTTAAAGTCAGCCGCGACAAGGCGCAGCGATACGGGCGTGATGGTCACGAAGTCATAGCGCCGACAGGTGCGGCCGTACTGCTGAATCAGCACGCGCAACAGCTCCGGGTTTTGCGACAGTTGGGAGTCGGAAAGGCGCAACATCACCACGTCCCAATCCCGTTCTGGCATGCGCTCGTCGATCTCGACGTACCCCACGCCCAGGCGCTGCAGGATGCGTTTAAGTCCCGCCGTGCTGCCGGCGTCCACGGCGTTGATAAAGGCGAACTTGACCCGCAAGCGGTACAGGCTTTCCGGCTCATCCTTGAAGCGGCTGATATCGCGCTGCCAGGCCAGCAGATCGAGGACAGTCAGGTGGCAGGTTTCGGCGTCCATCTGCAGCAGCGGCCATTGCAACCAGCCCTCGACCTTTTCCCACCAGGACTGGGCGGCGGCTTTCAACTTGGCCAACTGCGGGCCGTCGAGCCAAAACGGCAAATTGAGCTTGATCATGCCGGCACCACCTGCAGGCTTTTGATCCTGGGAATGCTCAGCTCTGACACGATGTCGGCATTGTCAAAATGCAGCGACTCAATGCCGGCGAACTGCTGGTGAAGCTCTTCGCCAAGGCGGCTAAACGAGAACCGCGACTGGGGGTAGGTCAACGTCGGTTGATAGTCACCGGTGCCGCTCTCGCGGAACGCCGCACGAATGAACTGTTCTACATCCGCCTGCAGCTTGGTGCGTTGCTCGACGGTCAGTAGAGGCCGTGGCCATAGGGTCAGGCTCAGCGCGTGCTGAGTTTCCGGCATGACCATCACCAGCAGATCATCGCCGTGGCCATGGTTGCCCTGGTCGCGAATGTGCGCGTTGATTTGCGCCAGGTATGTCGCGGCCGGCACGTCGGCATCAAACAACACATAGGCATTGGCACTGCCTGGGCCACGTGGCGCACCGTGCAGGAAATACACGCCGTCCGGCCGCACGCCCGGGAAAGCGGCAATCATGGCCCGGTAAACCGAGTCGGTGTGCCATTGGTTGACCGCCGAGAACTGGTTACGCACGCGCAAACGCAGCTGATCGTCCGGTTCAGGGTCTGCACCAGGTGCAATAAGCCAGCCATCCGCGTTGACCACCTGGACGATGCCGGCAATAGGCACCGGCAGGATCGCGTAGTAACCCGGGGCCAGGTTGTAGCCGCTGCCGACTTCCTGGGCCTCCACCGGGACTTCCAGCTGCAGCACGCCGTCCGCAAAGGTGACAGCCTGGGTAGTGATCAACTGATAGATATGCCCATTGATCGCTGCGGACTGCACCACGACCCCGGCGGGCAATTCCAAAGCACCACCCGGCACATCACGGGTAAACAGCAGCACGCCTTGGGCCTTGGTTGCGCCTTTGCGCTCGACGTTGACCGCCCAGGCGAGCATGTCCAACCACTTGTCGCCGGCGGTTTTCACAAAGAAGTTGGGTAGGATCGTGCCGCTGACGAAGTTGATCAGCCACAGCACCGGCTTGGTCACCAGGGCGGTGATCACCCGCCAGAACGGCGAATAAGCACTGGTGTTGCTCATTTTGCTGCCCTGGGCCGCGACTTCCTTTTCCCATGCCTGGCGTAAGCCTTCCTCGGTGACCGGAATACCGCTGTCAGCCAGGGCCTGTTTGAAATCTACGTCGCTCACAGGGTCACCTCGATGTCGCCAAATTTCAGCGTTTTCGCCGTGACCAGGTACTGCCCAGACACCACTTGTTGAATCAGCGCTGTCCCCGGTACCAGGCGCTCGTCAGCCTCCACCAACAGCTCCAGTTGCTGGATGCAATCACGCTGACGCAGGCGGCTACGTTCGGCCACCAGGGTGACCAGTAAGCCGCTCTCGCGGATCATGTGCGCGATGTCCTGGGCAATGCTGGCCCGATCCTCGATCAGCAGCGGCTGACGCGAAGGGTCCAGCACCAGGTCGTTGTCCACGATCAACAGGTCGACGTACTGGTTCATCCGCCCACCGCCATGGCCAACATGCCTTCCAGCTCCAGCGGGTTCATCGGTTTACCGGTCTGAATGTTGACGTTCTCCACATGCGTTCCCTTGTTTTGGGTTTGGTTGTTGTTCTGAATGCTGGCCAGAAAGCCGCCCCGGGGCACAGCGTCCGGCCGTTTCGGCGACAGGTTGGTCACGGCGCTATTGATCCGCTGCTGGCTTTGTTCGGCCTTCTCGGTTGGCTTTGATGCGGTGACCAGGGCCGGCGGCTGGGTTGGCTGCGGGACGTTGAGCTGCGGCCCGATCGGCGCCGGCGTTTTTAATGCGGGCGCGGCCACAAGTGCCGGCACTGAGCGCGGGGCTTCGGGAGCGATCAGTGGCTGGGCGATCGGCGCCGGAGTTTTCGGCACCGGTGCCAGCACCAGGGCAGGCGCTTGGGCCTGGGGTTGTAGTGCACTAAGGGCTGGCATCGCCGGCGCCGGTGCTTTCGGCGAAGCCGCCATCATCAAGGGCGGCGCCTGGATGGGTTGCTGGGGAGCGCTCACCAATTGCGGCAGCAACGGTGCCTCGACCGTTGGCGCACTGATGGTGGGCAGCTCCGGCGCCGCCGGCATATCACCAAATGCCGCCTCGATGTTCACGCCGGGGATCTTGTTCAGCATCTCGATCAAGCCGTTGATCGCGCTTTTGAAGATGGCGACGATGGCGTCCCACGCGGCACTGGCCATTCCCGACCAGCCTCCCATTGAATCGAACCAATCAGACAGCGCGGTCAGTTGGCCACTGACCCACTGGAACGCCTCACTGTTGAGCAACGCACTGGTCCACTCATCCCAGTAGATGATCGCAGCCGCCACAGCCGCGACCAGGGCGACAATGCCGAACACGATCCAGGTCACCGGGTTGGCCAACAACGCGGTGTTGACCAACCAGATCGCGCCCTGCCACAGCAGCATCGCGCCCTTGACCAGGCCCATCCAGGCGACCATCAGCACCAGGCCCGCCACGAACCCGATCACCATCACGGTGTGGTAGAGGAACATGGCGATACTGCGGTAACCCGACCAGGTGAGCGCATTCCACACCACGACGGCCCCCAACCAAGCCATTTTCGACAGTCCCACGGTCAGGGTAAGTAACGACATCGCGGCGGTGATCGCCAGGAACGACAGCGTGACGATCCCTATGAGCCGGGTAATGTTGGGGAATAACTGGGTCCAACGAGTCAGCGTGCTGGCAATGCCCACCAGGCGATCCATCAGCGGTGTCAGGATCGGAATCAATGACTGGCCAAAGGCGATGCGTAGCGCTTGTACGGCGGCGCCGAACTGTTGCCACGGGTCCACCATGCTTTTGGCCATACGCTCGGCGTTTTCCAGGCCGCGCACATTGCCCAACTGCTCCATGCCGTTTTTCAAGCGCTCGGTGTCGCCCATCAAAGTGGTGATCAACCGCGCCGCTTCGCCGCCAAAGGCGTCGCGCAGATTCTTGCCGTTGGCTTCGATCGTCAGGTCACCGAACTTGCCCTTGAGCTTGTCCAGGACGTCCATCATCGGCAGCAACTTGCCCTGCTGATCGACAAAGGACATGCCGAGTTTTTCCGATGCGCTGCTGACGTTTTCAAAGAACGACTTGTAGAGGCCCCCGGCCTCCCCGCCGTCCATGGTGCCGCCGAGGGTGCCCAGCACCGCCATTTGCTCGGCCAGGCTTACACCGGCGGTGCTGGCCAGGCCACCGGCGGACTTGAAGGCTTCGCCGATCTGCTCGCCACTGATGCGAAACAGCTGCACGGCCGTGGCAGTTTGGCCGGCCAGGTTTTCTACCCACTGGCCTTTGCCCATGGCGTCGGCCTGGCCCTTGAACAGGTTGTACATGGTGCCGACGTAGGTGCCCATGGTGTCGGCATCGGACTTGGTGGCCTTGGCCAACAGGTTGCTGGCGTTGGTGAAGGTGGCCAGCTGACTGCCCGCCAGCCCCTTGATAGCGCCCTCGATGTGATACGCCGAGGCGACAAAATCCTTGGCGTTTTCGCCGTAGGCCACGGAGAACTCCAAGGACTTGCGATTCAGCGCATTCAGCGCGTCTTCGGCCACGTTCAGCGATCGGACTTCGCCCAGGGCGCGGTTCATCTCCAGCGCCGGTTCCATTGATTGAGTGATACCGACATACGCGCCCGTAATGCCCGCCAGGCCGAAGCCCATGGTCTTGATGTGCTTTTCGCTCTGTTCAGCAAGATCAGAAAAGCCCATTTTCACCTTGCCCATGGGGGCTGTGACCTTATCGGTCAGGCTCAAAATGAAAGCCAGGCGGGCACTTTTGTCAGCCATCAGTATTCATCCGTTCAGTGCGAGGGCAATGCCCTGGGCGATGGCGATTTCCATACGGCGCCAATGCTCGTCCTCCAACCACTTGGCCGTGCCCATCACCTCTGCGGTGGGCTCGGCCCCAGGTAGCCAGCGGCTGGCCAGGGCCACCAGTTGGCCAAGGCCGTTTTCGGTCAGTCGTTCGGCGTGGTCGAGGGCTTTTTTACGGTGATTTCAACGTCCGGGCCGTACTCTTCCAGGAGCGCGCCGGCCATTTGCATGACCAGCACCGGGTTGCCCAACAGAGGCTTGAGGGAGGCGCGCTGTTCCTGCTTAACGGTGGTCACCAGCAGGTTGTTAGCCGGCGAAACCTTGTTGGATTGGGTTACGGCGTTGAAGTACTTGGTCACGTCCTGCGGGGTCAGTGCGAAGGTGAATTCCTTGTCGCCGACTTCCAAAGTGATATCGCGTGTATCGGTCATGGGTGTAGCTCCGTTCAGGGTTAAAAAGTGAGGTGAATCAGCGCAGGCAAACCCGGCGCACGTGGTCTTGCAGGCCTAAAATCATTTTTTTGCTCAGGGCGAGCTGGTCGACGAGGGTGAAATAATCCGGTCGAGCGTCTGCTGTGAGTTCGGCGGATCTGCCATCAGCCAAGCCGCCGGCGCCGGTGGGGTCGGTCGCGGTGGCGCTGCAGGTGGCGGTGACGCGCAACCGCTTACGGCCAGCAGCAACGTCAAGGCGCAGAGCATCGTTTTCAGCACGTTCATGGTTCAGTTCCTGGGTACGTTGGAGGTCGATGGCGTCACGCTCGGCCAGCATCTCGCCGCTGATGCGCGCCGCCTCACGCAGGCCGCTGGCTTCAAACAGCGCGGCATCACGCTCGCTACGGGCGGTGTCACGCTGGCTTTCCAGCAGGTCAAAGCCGCACCAGGCCACCAGGCACAACACCAGGATGAAAGTGCCTTCGCGCATCACAGGCCCGCCTCACACAACGCCACTTCCGCCAATCGGCGCGCGTGCAGGCCCGGGATAAACACCTTTTTGCCCTCGGCGGTGGTGATGAAGGCCCACACCGGCGTCTTGCCGTCAGGTGCCCAGGCAAGCGCCTGGCAGCCGTCTTTGATGCGGCCGGCATTGATCAGGCCCACGGCGCGACTGGCGCACGTGCTGGGCGTGCCGAAGTTGTGGCCATGGCTGCTCAGAGCGTCGAACGTGTTCTGGCCCACGTCCTGGTTGGTGATGCAATCGGCCAGTTGCAGTTGGCCTTTGCTGATCACCAACTGCTCTACCTCGTTGCAGCGGGCGTCTGACCAGTAGTCACCCACAACCACGGGGTACGGGCTGGTATGGCGGGTGATGCCTTTGCACACGGTGGGCAGACCACGGGCCAGCTTGTCGGCATACACGGTGTTCTGGCCGTTGCCTTCCCAGGTGCCCAGGAACACCACCAGCGTGGAACTGCAGAGCGCGATAGCGCCGGCGGCGATCTTGCCGCGCAGGCTCATGGTTTCACCTTCCAGTCGCGCAACATCTGGCGATACTTGGGCACCAACAGCAGGATCTGCAGAACCATGTAAAGGGCTGTCAGCATGTAGGCGACAGCCGACCAGTCGACGGTCCCTGTTGCTCCGGTGGCCGCTACTCCGATCGCAGGCGACGCCTTTGCCAGTGCAATGGCGGTGTCCTGGGCCGCCTGATTCGCGCTCATCGCTTCACTCCTTTTTCGAAAAAGGACTGGCATGGAACGCAACGGGTGATTCCGCCCAGGATCTGGCGTGCGGCGGGGATCTGCTCGTCACACTCCAGGCAATGGCTGCGGCTCGGCCCCGAGGGACGCGGACGGGCTAACTGGGCCTGAATGGACCGCTCGCGCTCCAGCTCCTCGATCGCCTTGGCGTCATCAAGCCAATCGCCCATCAGCTAATGCCCTCGATCTCGGTGGCATCCAGGTACGGCACGCCGTTAATGCGGATAAAGTCCGGGCTGGTGACCTCGAACGGCACCTTGTGCTTGGTCTTCTCGCCGCCCTTGGGGTCGATGCTCAGCAGGCTGGAAACCTTCAACTTGCAGCCGAAGGCTTCAATGCGCAGCTCGTCGTCGCCGGCCTTGGCGAAGAACACCACGTCGAACGCTGCCAGCTTGCGAAAGCTGCCAGCCGTGCGTGCCGCCTCGACGACCAGGTTGAAGTTGGTAGCGTCCAGTTCAATTTCACCGGCGCCGGCCACGTCGCCGTCGACGTAACCGTCAGGCACGCCCCGGGTTTGCGCGGTCTTGCTGTTGTCGGTGATATCCAGGGTGCAGCTTTCGACGTGGACCTGCAGATCACCCAGGTTCACGTCAAAGTTCTTACCGCCAATACGTGACATGGGGGGTTACTCCGATTCGTCGTTGGAAAGGTCCAGGGCGATGTTCGCCGTGAGGTCTTTCGGGCAGTTGTGGGGCTTGAGCTTGATGTACACCTCGACGGCGGTTTTGCTCGTCCAGGTCAGCACGATGTCGCCGTCCTTGGGCGTTTGGATCTCGCCCGGGAACACCTGGCCGGCGAACTTGGTCGACTTGGCCATCTTGCGCAGTGGTGCCATCAGCGCGTTGACGTTCACGGCCATGCTGTTGGGGGTGTTGTTCAAGCGGCGATCGGCCACGCGGCGGATCAACAGGGGGCGGATCTGGCGAGCGGCCTTGTCAGCCAGGCGCAGATATTCGATCACCAGGTAATCGCTGCCCGGGGTGTCCAGCATGTTGCCGTCACCCCAGTACACGCCCGGGTAGTCGGGATAGGTCTGGGCAACCGAGAAGCGCGCCTTATCCAGCTCGGCACGAATTGCGGACGGCAGCGGGATGCCTTCTGCGTCGACCGGGACTGGCCCCAGGCCCAGCACGGGGCCGCTGGCCACACGCATGGGGCTGTCAGCGATACTGACGGCGGCATTGGCCAGGCGACCGGCCAACACACCCAGGTCGTTACCGTGGAGCTGCGGAACCACCAGCACACGCGGCGCTGCCACGTCAGCGTTAATTGCCTTTTGCTCTACCAGGTACTGCGCCCAGGTCAGCAGTGCGACGATGCCGGCAGATGCTGCCATGACGAATACGCGCCGGCCGTAGGTGTTGTTCAGGGAAATAGCCGCATCATGCATGGCCGAAAGTTCGTCGCCCTTGGATACCGGCTTGGTGATCACTACGGCTTCGACGGAAAAGCCCTGTTGTTGCGCGGTTTCCAGGGCAATTTTCCAGTCACCGTCAGCGCCGATCGGCGCCGCCAGACAGGCCCAGCGATCGCCACCGTTTAAGCGGGCGGTAGTGATCTGGGTTTTCAGGTCGCTGGCTGGTAAACCCAGCTGCGAATCCAGGTCGCTGTCGGTATTGAGGGCGATCAATTTGCCGGTGTTTTTCGGACCGGGACCGATGAACAGAAAATAGCGCTCGATCTCAGTCACGGCGCCTTGGCCCAGATTGAGATTGTTAACGCTGACTTTGCCAAGTGCCATGCTGTGCCTCGTTAGCGGAGTGAATTAAGGATTTGTTGGAACACCTGGTTAACCAGGTCGCGGGTTTCACTCCCGCTCTCCACGCCGAGGAACTGGCGTTTGGGCAGGGTGATGTCCCAGCTTTGCGCGCCGGTGGACTCGGTACGTTCGTCGTTCAAAATGCGGATCAGCAAGCCGGCCTTGGCGTAGTTCACGTGTTCTTGAATCCATGCCACTGACGGCCTGGCCAGTGCCTTCTTGCCCTTCTGGCGGACACGGAAGCCCAGCCGGCGCAGGCGCTTGGCCTGTTTGTCGGTGCAGGCGATGCCTGGGGGGACTTTGTTCCAGCGCCGCATCTGCGCGGCGGTACGTCGCTCGCTGACGCCGTTGTGCTGCTGGGCAGCGACCCAACGAGTCAAGGCGTTTTTCCAGCCCAACTCAGCTTCATCCGAACTGACGCGGGTCACCTGCAGAAGCTTGGCCAGGCCGGCTTCCATCTTCTTTTTGCCTTTGGCACTGCCCTTGCGCTCGGCAAACGGAGTGCCGTCCAGGTTCGTCTGTTCACGCACACGCTTACGGCTCATCGTCCGCACGCGCTTGGTCACGTTGTTCAGCAGTCGTCGGCGCAGCTGGGGCGACAGATCAAGCAATGCCAGCTGGGCGTCGACGTTGAGCAAACCCCGGATGTCGAGGGCGAGCGGACTAGCGGCCATGACTGCCCACCTCGCCCTGCTCGGCAATCCAGAGATCAAACGGCACGAACGCCCAGGTCTTGCCGAACGCCTCAATCTCGCCGCTTGGGTCTTCAGCCAGGTATTGCGGCTCGACGAACTCAAGCGACAGCTCAACGTCGAAGCTGTCCTGGTCGAGTGGTTCAACGGCAAACATAGGCGCTGGCAGTTCGTGGCGGTCGCGGTTGCTGTCGTGGGTTTCCAGCCAACTGCCTACCAGGGCCATCAAACGTGCCGGATGGCCGGTGAATCGCTCCAGAGAAAAAACAGCGCGGTAGCGCATATCAGCCATGTGCAGGCCGTCGCGGTCGGGCTTCCAGATCAGTTCAAGGCTGACCTGTTCGGTCCAGCTGTCGAACTGCTCAGGCGCCACCAGGTTGCGGGCCATCAGGTAGGCGGTCAGCGCCTGCAGCTGGATCACAGCAACGCCGCCGTGATGCGGCCACGGCCCTGCAGGGCACGCACAGCCTGTTGGCTGAAAGCCAGGAAGGTTTCGGCACGCTCAGGGGCTTCTTTGCCGGTGTTTTCGGCGCTCTCGCGACGGGTCACCGTGGCGAACTGCGGCAACAAACTGGCCTTTGCACGGTGGTACACAGCGCGCTTGTACAGCTTCACCTGGAAGGTGCGTTCCGGCAGCAGCCTAGAGTCCGCGGACTCAACCTGCTTAACGCCATTGGCTTGCCAGCGGGCTTTGCACTTGGCCAGGTCGGTGTTGACCTCAACCATTGCAGTGTTCAACGCGTCGGCCAGCAGCTCTACCAGGTACTCCGCCGGCAGGCGTTGTTCCTTCTGGAACTCGGACACCGAGAGGTCGGGCCAGAAGCCGTCATTCTCGATTTTCAGTTCCACAAAGGTGGTGGGTTTCCCGGAAAAGCTCATTGCTGGCCGCTCAAATAGGGCGGGAAGCCTGTTTTCAGTGGGACGATCCATAAATGGACGGCTCACTTCCACAGGTTCCCGCTGGGGGGGTAGTCGGTTATTCGGTGGCCGGGGTAGCGGCCGCTTGTTTTGCCAAGGCCTTGCGGACCTTTTTGATACGAGTGTCGTTGCCCGCCTGGGCGTAAAGCTCAGTGGAGCGCACCAAATGCTTGAGCGCGGTTTCCCACTGCTCGGCCTCCATGGCGCGCATGCCGATCAACTTGTGGTACTTACTCGGGATCTGCTCTGTCAGTTGCCATTCGCCGTCAACACGGGGCAACAGGTCGGACAGGTACGGCTCCGGGCTGCGGCTGGCGTTGTATTCGGCATAGGCCCACTCACACACGGCGTCGGCAACAAAGGTCTGGATATCTCGGCGCTTGAAGCGCTCCGGCATCTGCTGGCCCTGTTCCATCAGGAAGTCGGCCAGCTCCAGGGCGTCATCGAACTGGGCCGTATCGAACAGCCAGACCATGACCTGCACCGCAACGCGGTTCGGGAAATTCAAACCTGACTCGCAGTAGCGCTGGACGTATTCCCGGTACTTAGGCAGCAGCTCTTCACGCTTGAGGGCCTGACGTCCGGCCAGGCCGTTAATGGCGCTGATGCGTGCCAGGTCTTGGTCCAGCGCCGCTTCCTGCAACAAAAGGTGCTTGCGCGCATTAGCGGGGCTGCTCAACGCATCGCCTGGGGTGTAGGCCAGGTCTGCAGTAGCGGCGAGTGCCGCCACTGCAGTGCTACCCAAGGCCAGGGTGCGGCGCTTGTGCGCCAGGGCCAGACTCACGCCGCCACCAGTTCAACGTTTTCAGTGAACGCGATCTTTTCCAACTGCTCGATCACATAGCCTTCGTTGCGGCTGTTGTAGTCCTCGACGCGGGAGCGTTTCGGGTTCTCGATCGTCTGCTTACGCCAGCTGGTGTCCTGGAAGTAAATCGACAGGTTGTCCCAACTGGTGACCAGTACCGCGTTGACCGGGAAGTTCGGCACGCTAAACGCTGGCAGCCCGCCATAGGTGGCGATGACCTGGGCGTTTTCGATGCGTTCTTTTTCGGTTGGGGTGTCGCCCTGCTTGGTGTACAGCTTGGCCTTGTCAGAAGCGAGCAAGTCGGTTCCGATGATTGCGACCAGGTCGCCGTCTTCACGCAGAATCTCGTCGACCATCTGCTTGGTGTCGTGCACCAGGGCATCAAGGTTGGCGTAGTCACCACCGGCACCCAGCGTGACCTTGCCAGCGGTGGTGCCCTCTTTCAGCACCTGCTGTGGGGCTTGCTCGCGCAGTTGTTGCAGCCAACCCTTGTTCACGTCCTGCAGCTTGGGGAATTTCTCCAGGTCGGTTTGCTGGGCAGCGTGGGTGCCGTGGAAACCAATAACGATTCGGTCCTGCGCGATGCGCTTTTGCACTGCGGCGGAATAGCGCTCTTTGAAGTCGGGAAACTTCGCCCAAGCGTCGATCTTGGCGTATGGCAAGCCCACGTCCGACTGGGTATCAGCCAGTTCGTACTGAGTGTTGTCCAACGCCGAAGCATCCTTGGCTTCGCGATCGGTGGTCTTGGTGTTGGTACGGCCGGTGACCGGGCCATTCACACCGATGAAGACTTTTTCACCCTTGATCTCAGTCACCGGAACGACGTTGATTCGCTCCAGAAAGTCAGCTTTCGCGGTGATTGCGTCGTTCAGTTCCTGGGCAATCGTCGGGTCCACGCTGAACATTTGGGCCGAACTTTCGACGCCATACGCTTCGGCGATCGCTTGCTGCAGTTCGGCATATTGTTTGGCGCCACGGGCGCTTAATGGCTGGGCCATATCAGAGCACCCGCTTTTTGGTGGTGGTCACCGGGCCGGGATTGCGTGGCAACTGACGACCGGCCGAGGTGTTCTGTAGCACGCTGAATTGCTGCTCCAGCTTTTTCAGGCTGGCCAAGACGGCCTTGTTCGTCGCACCACCCTTGCGGCGGAATTCGCGCTCGTCTTCGGCGGTGGCAACGATCTCGTCCACTGCTGCGCTCACATCGTCGATCAGGTCCGAATCTGGGGCCGGTGCATCTTCGGCGGCGGGTTCAATGACGGCTTGAAGGCCGGCAGCGACAACCAGCAGTTGCGCCACCAGGGCCGTCAAAGCCGTTGCTGTAGCTTCATCCATTGGGGGTTTGCTCTCTGTTTGGGGTGGAGTGGTTTCGGTGGGCAGCACATCAGCGGCGAAACGCTTGAAAAAGTTGGTCAGGGCGTGGATCAGTCCGGTTTCAGCGGTGCTTGAGATACCGTCCTGCAGGCGGCCAAGCTCGATCGAAGCGGTGAAGTAAGAAGCGCGGTTGTTCTTGTGGGAAAAGTAGAGTTCCTGGGTGCCAACGCTGGCGGGCTGGTCGGTCACGCCAAGCCCCGTCAGATACGCCCTGCCGCTACCGCGGAAATCAGGGGTGATTTCAATGCTGCTGAACAACTTCTGTCCCTGATCATTCAGGTACAGCAAGCGATCGTTCGGCTTCAATTGCGCTTCCAGTGCGACTTCGCCCGGTTCCAGGTCTTCGGCTTCTTCCACCAGGCGCACGGCGTAGACGGTGCCGTGGGAGCCCGGCAGACGCTCGTGGTCGCACCAGATCACCGCCGTGTAAAAAGACGGTTTGTAGGTTTCAGCGATGTCACGCAGTTCCTGGGGAAGGATCACGCGCCCATCAACGGTAGGTCCGCTGGTGGCGACACGTTTCCAGAACGAAACAAGGGAACGGGGCATGGGTTTAACTGCGCTCAATCACTGAATGAGCCGCCACGATAGGGAGCCGCCAAGCCCCAAACAAACGGTTCAAATGCGCGTTTCTCCTATATCCACGATATAGGTGAATCACGGAATTTAACCCCGCGTTTCCAGCGTTTTCGCCGCATAGACTGCGGCCCATGTACTACTCGACCGAAGTTAAAGAAGCCGCCAAACGTCTGTTTCTACGCCGCTGTAAGGCCAAGGAAATTCAGGCGCAGCTCAACCTGCCCAACATCCGAATCGTCTACTACTGGATACGCCAGGGCGGGTGGGAAGACATGCTGTCGGACGAAGAACCGCTGACCGCTGTTGGCCGGCGTATAACGCTGCTCCTGGACAAAGCCGGCAGCCTGACCAAGGACGAACTCAACGAGCTGGACCGGCTGACCACCGTGCGCGAGCGTCTGTTAAAGCAAGCGGTTAAACCGTCGACGGCACCGGCCGGAGAGTCTGCAGGCGAGCCACAGGAACGCCGCCAGGGCGGACGTGGTGAACGCTCGAACCGTGGCGATAGCGGAGGGAAGAAACGCGAGAAAAAAGCCAAGAACGACATCAGCGGGCTGACCGAAGTCGATTTCCTGGATAAGTTCATCAGCAAGATGTACCGCTATCAGCAAGAGCTGTTCGCGGCCAAGCAAAACCCGCTGACGTGCCGTATCCGCAATATCCTGAAAAGCCGCCAGGTGGGCCTGACGTATTACTTCGCCGGCGAAGCCTTCATGGATGCAGTGCTGACTGGCGACAACCAGGTATTCCTGTCGGCCAGCCGTTCGCAGTCGGAGATTTTCCGCAGCTACATCATCCAGTTTGCCAAGTCCTGGTTCGACATCGAGCTGACCGGCAACCCGATCATGCTCAGCAACGGCGCCGAACTGCGCTTTCTCAGTACCAACAGCAGCACCGCCCAGGGCTACCATGGCCACGTCTACGTCGATGAGTATTTCTGGATACGTGACTTCGACAAACTCAGCACCGTGGCCAGTGCCATGGGCACCCACAAGAAGTGGCGCAAAACCTATTTCTCGACGCCCAGCGCGGTGTCGCACCAGGCGTACCCGTTCTGGTCCGGTGAAGAATTCCGCAATAGCAAACGCGGCAAGAAAGCCGGCGGCACCTGGCCCACCGAGGCGTCCTACACCCAGGGCGCGCTGTGCCCCGATGGCCAATGGCGCAAGACGATCACCCTGGACGACGCCATCGCCGGCGGCTGCGATCTGTTCGACCTGGAACAGTTGCAGTTGGAGTACGACGAAGACAAATTCCAGCAGCTGTTCTATTGCAAATTCATCGACAGCAGCCAGAGCGCGTTCGGCCTCAAAGATCTGGAACGCTGCTATTCCGACCTGTCGTTGTGGGAGGACTACAACCCGGAACTGGATCGACCTTTCGGCAACAGCCCGGTGTGGCTTGGCTACGATCCAAGCCGTACCCGAGACGACGCCACCTGTGTGGTGGTCGCCCCACCGCTGGAACCCGGGGCGAAATTCCGCATCCTGGAGAAGCACAGCTGGCGGGGGCACTCGTTCACCTTTCAAGCCGCCCAGGTCAAAAAGCTTACCGAGCGTTTCAACGTGCAACACATCGGCATCGACATCACAGGTGTGGGCTACGGCGTGTTCGACCTGGTGCGCGACTTCTACGCGAAGGCCACGCCGATCCATTACAGCCTTGAAACCAAAAACACCCTGGTTCTCAAAGCCCAGGACACGATCCAAGGCAGCCGCATTGAATGGGACGCCGGTTGGACCGACATCGCCCAAGCATTCCTGACCATCAAGCGCGGCACCACCACCAGCGGCCAGGTGACCTACAGCGCTTCGCGCACCGATGCCACCGGCCATGCCGACATCGCCTGGGCGGTCATGCACGCCCTGGCCAATGAACCCCTCAATACCAACAAGCGGCGCCGTAGCCGCTACGTCACGAGCGGAAACAATGCCCAAGCCTCGACACAAAAAGCCCCAAGCCAGCCAGCAGGTGCGACAGCCACAGCCCATGCGGGCGTTCACCTTCGGGGAACCGGAACAGGTGCTGTCCGGCAACATCGGCGAGTACCTGGGCGTATTTCTCAGCGACGACGGCGAGATCTACAAACCGCCAGTGTCGCGGGCGGGCCTGGCCAAGTTGCTACGCGCCAACGCACACCACGGCGCTATCCCCAAGTTCAAACGCAACCTGCTGTTGCGCGAATTCATCCCGTCCGAAGGCTGCAGCACGCAGACCATGGGACGGGCGAGTCTGGATTACATGGTGTTCGGCGAGGCGTACTTTTATCGCGATACCAATGCCTTCGGCGAAGTGCTGGAGATGCAGCACCTGCCCGCTATCAACATGCGGGTGAAGGTCGACGGTGGGTTCAGGATGCTGCTGCCTGACAGCAAGTACATGGACTTCCACCAGGACGAAATCGAACACGTCCTGGACTACGACGTGGAACAAAACATCTACGGCGTGCCCGACTACTTGGGCGGCCTGCAGGCGCTGTTGCTCAACGAAGCCGCAACCCTGTTCCGCCGGCGCTACTACAGCAACGGCGCGCACGCGGGTTACATCTTCTACACCAACGACCCGGATCTGACCGAGGAAGACGAAGAGAACCTGCGCGCACAGATCAGTGCCAGCAAGGGCGTGGGCAACTTCCGCTCGATGTTCGTCAACATCCCCAACGGCAAGGAAAACGCCATCCAGATCATCCCCGTGGGGGACTTCCAGGCCAAGGACGAACTGGAGAAGGTGAAGAACATCACCCGCAATGACGTGATCGCGGCGTGGCGAATGAATCCGGCCCTGGCCGGGATCATCCCGGAAAACAGCGGCGGGTTTGGGGACATCGAGAAGATCGATCGTGTGTACACCAGCAACGAGATCAGACCGATTTGTCAGTTGTTCAATCAGCTCAATGACACGCTTCGCCATGACAGGCGCATCGACTGGAAAAAGATCGATAAAGCAGGCGAAACCACTACCTGATATTTCAAAGATAGAGAAATATCCTGCACTAAATGCAAGAATAGTGGCAATTCGCTGCACCCTGGGGAGGGAACATGAGAGTGACTTGTAAGTGCGGGCACAAGGGTCGGATCGCGTCGCGTGAGGTGCTATCTACTGACTTCGCGAAGCTTTACTGCCAGTGCCTCGACGCAAAGTGTGGGCATAGCTGGGTGGCAAACCTCACTTTTTCCCACACGCTCAGCCCATCAGCGCAGACCTTCGACAGGTTGCTGATCGATCGCCTGCGGGATATGCCCAGGGCTCAGCAGCGGGAACTGTTCGACAAACTCGGATCGCAGGCCATCGCATGATGCAAACCGCCGACAACCACCTGCCGGCGGCTCAGGAATCAATCGTCGTCGGACTGATCCGGGTTGCTTATCAGCGCTTCGGTCAGCCTGCGCAATTGCTCCTGGTCACGCTGGCTCAACTGGCGATAAAACCCAATCAGGCGTCGCTCAATGTGCGAAAGCTCATACCGCGCAGATGCAACTATTTCAACGTAACCGACATCGGCGTTTGTGCGATCCAACATGCTTACCACTCCATAAAATCCATTGCTGACGCAGTGATATGGGGGCGAGCTGGTGTGATGGCAGAAACACCTTGTTCAATTCGACAATTTGGCAGCGTCGTCCGCCATAGCCTTTACAAAACGCCGAATCGCTCGTTGATCATCTGCCGGAATGCTGCGGTATTGCTGGACGATGCTGTCCTCAGCCTCCGACAGCGAATCAAGCGCCGCCGTCGTACGCCGACCCGTCAGGATGTACGGCACATCAAAACTGAACTGAACAGCAACGTTGCTCAGGTAAGAAGCTGTAGCGTCACTCGATCCGGATTCGTAGTTCGCCTGTGTTCGCTTAGAAATACCCAAAGCTTCCGCGAGTTGGTTTTGTGTCATGCCGCAACGCTTCCGTTCTTCTTGCAGCCGAGAACCTATCTCTTCAGAAAGATGCACTTATTTTCATCCCTACTATTTACAAATGCATTTAAGTGCATCATTGTGCATCTCACACCACATGAAACTGCACGGATCTGCACTATGCCGAACACACGCATCACCGAGCAAGCCCGCATGCAAGCGCGGGAAGCATTAGAAAAACGTGGCCAGTCAGCAAAAGACTTCGCGGCTCAACATCAGTTGAACCCAAGTACGGTCTATGCCGTCCTGAGTGGCCAAAGCCAATGCCGTCGTGGGGAGGCGCATCGCGCTGCCGTTCTACTGGGGATCAAAGACGGCGTAATTGCACAGTAATGGCCAGGTCTCTGAGGGAACAGCAGAAGATGAAAAGTCAGGTTCTAAAAACACGTCGCGAAGTTGTCAGTGCAATTATTTGCACCTTCGAAGGTGGCCGCGAACGCGCCGCCGCCCGGATCGGCCTGCCGCTCAAGAAATTTGATAATCATGCTTATGAGAACAACAACTGCCGCCCACTGACGGATGTGCAGATTTTCAACCTGGAGCAAGTTACAGGCACCCAGCACTTGGCCAACTACGTGGCCGCGATGTACGGCGGCATGTTTGTGCCAGTTGTTCACCCGGAAAACTTGGACAACGTAGAGATGTACGCCCGAGCCATGCAGACCTCGGCCAAACAGGGAACAGTGGATCAGATCATTGCTCAGGCGCTTGAGGACGGTGTAATCACCGAGGATGAGGCCGAACTGATTCTGAATGCCCATATCTTGCACATGGCCGCACGAACTGCCGAAGTCTATGCCGCCATCGATCTGTATCGCGCCAAATCAGGGAAAGGCCAATGAACTCTCAATCTAACACCCTGGACTATCAACAATGCATACAGAACGCTGCACTGGCGTTTCTTGAGCGTCATCAAGCCGAACACCTGGGCGACCCATCGACGCTACACAACCGTACGATCGATCACCTGGTGAATCGCTTCAATATGGCTAAACCGATTGCAAGCAAACTGACTGCCCTCGCCCACATCGAGCTGGTGGAAGTCGCACGCCGTACGCGCTCCGCGCACTCGTAACCCCCAACCCAACCAATCGCCGGCCCCACACCCTGTGGGTTTGGGTGAACTGCGCCCGAAATTGAGGTTTAACGATGGCAAACGCCGTAATTGTCACCACACAACTGCCTCCGGTGGAGGCCGAAGCGTTGCTGGCCAACCTGCGTGAACAGTATCGCTTGAGCCTCAACGACTACTGGTATGCCGACCAATTCCGCCTTGTTGCGGACGGTCTACGCCACGGCGCAATTCTCGCTCATTTCCCGGTAATGGCAGCGCAAAAGCGCCTCATGGCCGCGCTCTCTCACAGCCTAAAGGCAGCGAAATAATGTCTCTAATGAAAGATGATATCCGTGCCCAAGTCATCGAACGATTGCAGTTCGACTTCGATTTAAAAGTCCGTACCGGTTCCAACTACATGCGCGGCGGCACTTGTCCAAAATGCAAAAAGAAAGAGCTATACGCCCGCCACGACAACCCTTGGCAGATCCGTTGCGGCCGGCCAGAACGTTGTGGCCACATCGAGCATGTTAAGGATCTGTACGACGACCTGTTCGAAGACTGGAGCAAACGCGCTCCAGCAACAGACAACGACCCGACGGTAACAGCGCGTGCGTACCTGGAGTTTGCCCGCGGCTTCGACGTAGGGACGATGACCGGCTGGTTCACCCAAGAGAATTACGTAAACCACGAAACGGGTGAATCCAGCGCAACGATCCGGTTTCCGCTGCCGAATGAAGGCTATTGGGAGCGCCTGATCGATCGCCCGGCCCGCTTTGGTAAGATGAAGGCTCGCTTCAAACCCAAGTACAGCGCGTTGGGCCACTGGTGGTGCCCTCCTACTGTTGATCTGGCCACCGTTGAAGAGCTGTGGATCGTTGAGGGGATCTTTGACGCCGTTGCCTTGCTGCACAACGGAATCAAAGCTGTATCCGCAATGTCGAGCGTCAGCTACCCCGCTCACGCCCTGGAGCAACTGGCAGAACAACGCAAAGGCAACCTACCCCGCCTTGTGTGGGCTTTGGACAATGAGCCGACAGCCCGAGGCTACCTGCAACGCTGGGTGAAGATGTCCCGCCAGCTGGGATTCAGCTGTACCGCTGCCCTGATCCCGCAACGCGATGGCCGCAAGGTTGATTGGAACGACCAGCATCAGCGCTGGGCATTTGAAGAAACCGATAAACGCGATCAGCGCCGAAGCCGTGACCTTGAAATCGTCCGCCACGAAGGTGACCTGCTATTGGCACCCTCTCCACGTGACAAGGCCATCCTGATGTACACCTGGGAAGACGCTACCTCTGAGTTTCATTTTGAGTATGGCAGCCGGATGTACTGGGCGAAGTTCGACTTGTCGAAACTAGAAGATGAACAGCGCGCCCTTCTCAATAGTGAAGATCACGACGACCAACAGCTGAACGATCGGCAAGCACGTAACAAAGTGCTGGAGTCCGTCTGCACCCTAAAGCTGATCGCCAACTGTAATTTTCAGGCTCTATACAAGCAGGTAAACGATGTCACCGGCGACGCCTGGTTCTATTTCCAGGTGGATACTCCCAGCGATAACGCGCCTGAAAAACATACGTTTACCCCTAAACAGATTTCCTCCAGCAGCGAATTCAAGGCGCGCCTGATGAACGCCAGCGCAAGCTGGCTCGGCACCCAAAAGCATCTGGACCAAATCATCGTTCGTCAGACCGAACGCTTGAAAACCGTCGAGACGATCGACTTTCTCGGGTATAGCAAAGAACACAAGGCTTACATCTTTAATGACATCGCGGTGCAAGGTGGGAGCGTCTACAAGACCAACGACGAAGACTACTTTGAGTTTGGCCAGGTCCGCGTCAAGTGCCTGATGAAGTCGATCAAAATCAACATGGCCAGTGCTTCAAAGGGCTACCGCGACGACTGGTTGCCTAACCTTTGGCTGTGCTTTGGAGAAAAGGGCCTGGTAGCGCTGACGTACTGGTTCGGCTCCCTGTTCGCGGAACAAATCCGCGCCGACTACGAAAGTTTTCCATTCCTGGAGATGTCCGGCGAACCGGATTCAGGCAAAACCACGCTGATCAAATTTCTGTGGAAACTGTTCGGCCGTCTGTACGAAGGCTTCGATCCGGCCAAGGGCTCTATTTCCGGCCGTAGCCGAGCGATGGGCCAGGTATCGAACATCCCACTGGTACTTCTTGAGGCCGACCGTAACACCGATGCGGAAAATGCCAAATCGTTTGAATGGGACGAGTTCAAGGACTACTACGGCGGTGGTTTGCTGCGAACCCGGGGCGTGAAAAATAACAGCAACGACACCTACGAACCGCCGTTCCGTGCCTCCATCGTTATCGCGCAGAACGCGGGCGTGTCGGGCCATGAAGCCATCCTGAGCCGGATTACAAAACTGTACTTCACAAAACCCAATATCACCGAGGCAAGCCGCGCAGCAGCTGACTCATTGGTACAGACAGAGGTGGGCGACGTCAGCCACTTCATGGTCAAAGCGATGAAAGCTGAACCGCAGGTGATGGCGCGCTTTGCAGAGTTGTATCCGAAGTACCGGGCCGAGCTGTGGGCAAGTAAAAAACTCTCGTCGGATCGCATCATCCGCAACCACAGCATGTTGCTTGCATTGGTCGACTGCCTGCAGCTGGTACTGCAGGTGCCTGAACACATGGTGCACGAAACACGCAAATACATCGCGGCGATGGCCAACGATCGCCAGGCGGCAATCACCACCGACCCCCAGGAGCTAAACGACTTCTGGCAGGTATATGACTACCTGGAGTCCCTACCGGGTGCCCCGTTGGTTAATCACAGCAAAAACCCAGGTGTCATTGCCATCAACCTCAACCAGTTCGCAGAGGTTGCCCATGACCACCGCCAACGTATCCCCGATCTGGCCACCCTACGCCGGATGCTCAAAGACGGTCGGACCCACAAGCTGATCGAGGCGAGCAAGCCTACCGAGAGCGCTATTCGCTCGAACCTGCAGGCGCGTACACCGTTGCAACCGGTGCCGCAGTCGGTTCGATGCTGGCACTTCAAGGCTTGATTGGTAGTACATGCAAACCGCAGGCAATAGATCCAGCAGTTTGCATCCCAACTTCTAACAACAATGCCCAGGCCGCAGCGCTAGACTGCCCGGGGTGCTCCAGCTTACAGAGGGCTAGCAATGAACTCCCGATCGGACAACGTCCTGGTATTCACCGACCTGCAGCGGATCACTGGCTACCAACGCCGGTCTGATGTTGAACGGTCGCTGGTTGACCAGGGCGTTCGCCTGTTTCGTGGCCGCACTGGACCATGGACAACACTGGACCTTATCAACCAAGCCGCAGGCATGAAGCCCGCCGCTGCAGAGCGATACGACGCCGACATACTATGAGGAAAGCAAGGAAGCGGAAGCATAATCCGCACATTCCCGCTCACATTGACCAGGCCGCTCTCCCAGCGGCCGTTTACTTTGACCAGCGAAATGAAGGGGTTTGGTACACCCTTCACCGTGACGAAACGGGCACACAGCGCCGGCGCAACATTGCGCCGGCGAGCGTTTCGCTGGCAGAGCTGCACCAGATCATGGACGAGGCTTCCAACGTCGACCGGGGAACGCTCCGCTACGTTTGTGCACAGTTCCACGACAGCGATCGGTACAAGAAGCTCAGTTCAAAAACCCACGACGACTACTGCTACTCCCGCGATGTTCTTCTGAACATTCCCACCAAGCTGGGTAAACCGCTGGGGGATCTGGCTGTTCGGAAATTCACTTCTGCCCTGGTGCAACGAATTGTTGACCGACTGGCGGATGAAGGCACGCCATCGAAAGCCGCTCACGCTCTGCGCTACCTGCGCCGTGTACTGCAGTGGGGCCGCAATCGCGGCTTCCTGGAAGTTAACCCGGCCCTGGGCATTGAAGCGCCCATGGAGCGCAAACAGCGCCGCCTGCCGAATCACCTTGTCATGGATGCTCTCATCGACCGGGCAATTGCCAGAGGTTTGCTACAACGCAACGAGAAAGGCGGCTGTCCCGAATACCTTGGCTACGTCATGGAGCTGGCCTACCTCTGCAGGTTGCGCGGCATTGAGGTTGTGACCCTCACCGACGAAAACGAGCTGGAAAGCGGAATACTGACCAACCGCCGCAAAGGTAGCCGGGACAACATCGTTCGTTGGACACCTCGTCTGCGCAAAGCCTGGGACAACGCTAAAGTCTATCGGGCCAAGGTATGGGCCAAGCGCAAAACAGCGATTCCGATCATGCCGGCACGCAGAAACATCATCGTGGCAAGCCATGGTGGACCACTTCGCAAAACCAGCTTGGACACGGCCTGGCAACGCTTCATCACCCTGGCGCTCGCGGACGAGTTCATCACACCAGAACAACGGTTTGCCCTCCACGACCTGAAACGGCGCGGCATCACCGACACAGTGGGGAATCGGGCGGACAAACAGGAGGCCAGCGGGCACCGTGACCCCAAGATGATGGACGTATACGACCTGAGCATCCCTACCGTTTCCCCGTCTGCAGACTGA